GTTTCAACTGGGACGTGCTTTTATTTAGCCATCACCAAGTAGACAGTGGGGAAGATGCATGAGCGAAACATTTAACTGATATCCCATTGCCTTTAATACGGAACCGATTGTAATTGGAATGCATTACGGCACACAGACAGCTGTTAACGTCGTAGCATCAAGCGCATTGGGGTCAAGCGGGCTTTTAAATTGCTATTTTTTTCACGCTAATCATGATTCTGATAAGGTATCAGTAAACTGGATAGCAATTGGCCTATAGACCAACTATTTCCCGACAGCAATATAGATTGCTGTCCCGGCTGCATCATAATCATTTCCCTGCATATTCCAAAGGTCAAAAAACAATTTTGTTCCATCATTAGCCCCGGGCAACGGAATCGTTTTATGTCTTAATGACGAATAGTGTAGCATTTCATATGCATATAAGATGTTAAAAGCAATTGGAAATGTTATCGGGGATGTGCTTTCTCCCCACTGTTCATCAAACCCCAATTGAAATCCATACGGCTTGCGGGGATGTAACTTGTTCGTTCAAGGAACAATTAATGCGAGCAGTACTAAGAGAGTCAATTTTAACCGCCAATTCATTCGTGATATTACTGGACATGGTTAAAAACGTTGCTACCATGATATACCTATCGGGATACTTCAGTGGTAAGACGAAATACTTATTGCAGTCAGCTGTTCCCCACTGTAAATATCCCAAGATAAAGTAGCAGGCTATTAATGTTTGGTCTTGATGGCTGCTTGCTATTTTCACCGTCAATATTCCTTGTCCCAGGTTACAGCACTCTGCTTTTTCATCTACCACGTTTTCGGCATCTGTTAAAATATTGGCAACTGCAAATAAGGCTGAGTTTTTAAACTGTATGGGCAGGTTTGTGTTAACCTGTACTTCGTATCCTTTTACGCCATCCCAAATAAAATAATCGTTAGGCGTCCCCGATACTCTTCCCCACTGTATAATTATATTTCCAAAAAATGACCCTAAACAGATATATCCATTTTGCTCAGCCAAATATCTAACCCCTGACGCCGTAAGCACCATTTTTAACAATTGCCCGAACCAGCTGTCAGTTGTTAAAGCGCTTATCACTGTAATGGTTGTTGTTAATGCCAGTTTTTTTATGATGTCATCGCCCAAATCGGCTATTTTTTCGCATAGTCCGAACAGCTTACTATGGGCGGTTTCATCGTCATTATGCGCCGCGAAGGCTTGCCCGTGGGCCGTCGTTGTTTTGTCATGATTATCTATTTTTTCTTCTACCTGTTCTTTTGTCAGATATACGATAGATCCGTCAATGGTAACGTTGATTTCCGCTTCAGCGCTAATATATACTTCGATTTCAAAAGTGTTTTCATTAGTCGGCGTTTCCTTTGACGGAATATAGTCATAGGCCATCCCAGCGTTGGAATAGCTATATAATACTTCATCATCATCGTCGAGCTTTGCAAATACGCCGACTTCGCGGTTGATGAAGCCTGTGTCCAGGCTGCTATTGCTGCAATTAAAAGTCAATGTGATCTTTTCGCCTGTATCAGATACTGCGGTATCTACAATTGGCAGTGACATCTTTTCACTTTTTAATGCCGTAAATGTTTTGATATCATCACTATCAGATAATGACCCGCTGCCGAATGCGCCGCGGGTGAAAACTAATTTATGTCCGTTTACTGCTTGAATTAACATTTTATCGCCGTTAGTTGTCGGTGTCATATCTGGAAACTGTGCCATTAGTTAATACCCCCCTAATTTTTATATGGGAATAAGAATGAATTATTTTCATCTTTACATGTAATGTACCTGGCTGTACTGACGTGCTTGCATCTGTGCGCGTTTTTATTTTTATTACGTTGTGTTCCCTGATTCTCGCGCTGCAGTGAAGCTGTCGCTTTACCCTGGTAATCGTTGATATCTTATAGCCAATATGAGCCGGTATATACGTTTTTATTGCCTGGTGCAGTTTGTCATAATCGGTGACTTGCCCGCCATGGTAGTAAATCTTGATTGAGTAATCAGCTGGCAAGTCTACGACTTCCGCTTTTCCATCGGCTATATACGTATTAACTAGCCTTGTCATAAAATCTAACGTTACTGTTTGCGTACCTCTTATTTTTGCTATAATTACGTTTCGCCTGTCCTCATCTCTTTTCTTTTCGTCTACGTCGATACCTAAAAAACTTTCCCATTTGCTTAATGATTCTGTCGCTGTCGTTACAAAGAATTGTTCCAGCAGTGTTTCTAGATCTTCGCGTTGAAGTTCATGTTCATTAGATTCTGCTTTTAACATTGCTAAAAACACAGGATCATTTAGCAAATATTCTGGAAGATACCTGGCAATATTTACTTTGTCCTTACGTATAAAGCTATTCAAATTCCGTCACCTCCAGCGTCGTCAGCCGTGGAAGCTTTTCAGCGTCGATGGTGATATTTTTTATATCTCCCTGTAATTTCAGTTCGTCATAGTCTGTAATTGCTCCCGTGGCCAGCATGATTTTCCCAATTTTTGCAATGCTGATGATTGTCGCCACTGTACTAGATGTTGATGTAAAACCCTCATCGACAAAATAATCATTAATCGCCTTTTTCAATACGTCTTTATATGTATCGTTGTACGCTGCTGTTACTGTTACCCGTGCCGATACGGTAATTTCCATATACGTAGGGGTTGTTACTGTGACCGTGGCCCCAATCGGCTTTACCTTATCTAAATAATCAGCGACTTTTTTAATGAGCGTTTCGCTGGCTATGTCTTTGTTTTCATCAATGATTGATACTTTTACCGTGCCGTTGCCGTTCCATAGTGGAATGACCTGGCAATTGCCGACGCCCGCCACGGATAGCGCCCATTCTCTATAGTGATTGGCATTCCCAGACGTTATCGGATTTCTGACATGCAATAAAAGACGATTTAGCAAAGACTCGTCGGTTTCTTCATCGTAGCCGTCAGTGGTTTCCACATCATTTGTGACCGCCGTAATGCCGTTAATGGCAATCGGTATTTTTGTGATTGTGCCGGCTGCTACGTTGCCATTTTCTCCGGCTGTAATGGCTTCAATCGGGACTTCTGTTTCTCCATCAATAGCCACTGTCTGCGTAGCTTGAAATTGTACGCCCGCATCAGTTGCAAAAATGGCCCCGCTTTCAACGGTGCCATTTCCTTTTACAGTGACCGTACCTACTGCTTTTACCGCTGCTTTCCTATCAATCCCAAATTCAGCAGCACGCATGGTTAAAAAACCGCCCCAACTCGTTTGTGCAAATCCGGCTTCAACAATCAGCGACATCTCAGCATAGGCTTTTTCAAATTCGACAGCATTAGCAGATAAATTATCTCCAACAAATGTCCCTTCAATTGTTGATAAATCACCATCAAAAGCATCGCTGTAAAATCGCTTCATTTCTTCCAGCGTTTCTGCTTGTGTCCGTGCTTCAAACATTACTTACACCTCGATTGATGTTGTCATGTCGCCGTAAATTGTTTTTACATCGATTGACAATGTGATCTTTTTTTTATTAAACGAACTGGATACTTTATATACATCGATGATATATGGATTAACTAAAATAGCTTCACAAACATATTTAAATAATTCGCTATCTGATATTTCGTCGTTCGGCACCTTGCCAATGAACTTATCTTCTAATTCACAACCATAATCATCAAAATAGGCCCTATATCGATATCTCTGTACCAATAGGGCCTTTTTAATCCACACTTTTAATCCGTCGTTTTGAGTTTTTATAATATGGTTTCCATATTCATCATATAAAAATGTTTTTTTATCAAAATCCCAGTCAAATTCTCTAAATTCTGGCAGCGTCGTCGATTTTGTCGCAACAACAGACGTCCCAGCTGTCATAAAAGGATTAGCCATTTCCGTCAAATCTCCTTAGTTTGCAATGAACAATAAACTGCTGCCCGCTCCTTTTATCATCTTCGCTATAAATAGGGTCCAGCTGTACATGATCACCAACTTTCCATGTGTCTGTAAGTTCTTCATCATTATCTATTGGGTGCCTGTGAGATTCAAACGCCGCATCGCCTGAGCCGCCGCTTTGATCGCTCGTTTCCCCGACGACATGCCGGGTATGTCCAGGTACCCAATACTCATCAACCCATAGGTTATTTTTATCTACTTGCATCCCGTCAACGCTTATGATGATATCTGGCGGCGGTGATACAATGACGCCTATCCGCGTTCCCTTCTGTATTCCGTTTTTTTCGCTGATTTTCTTTAGCAGCTTCAGCATGCCATTAAAAGGATCTTCATTTTTTTCCATGGTTCTACCTCATCAATAATGGGAAGTCTTGATAATCCGCATCGGCGTACCGCAATCCGTATAATCATTGCTATGCCATACCATGTTTCTACTGCTGCTATTACCAATGTACCCGCCTTCGCCGTCATATATCGTGACATGGCCATCTGCGCCTTCGCTCGTGTAATATACAATGCAGTCGCCTTTTTCCAGCTGGCTTGCATCAAAATCAAGTACAGGCACCCCGGCGTTTTTCGCATCCTCGACTAAATTCGGTACTCTTACAACACCTTTATTACATTCATCCGCCAAAAATGGACTATGATAACTGCCGACTTTGGTTGCCGCTTCACAACATCCTTCTGTCCCATTGTCCATCGTTTGATAACCCCAGGCTTGCCATCCGGCATTCATTCCCTGGTCTACTGGCAACGTACCACCGCCAGATGCTGTATTATATATCTTTTTCGAGCCGCTGGAAGATGACTTGAATATCGGTTTGGCAATGACCTCTTTCTTTATTTCCGGAACTTCTTCTTTTTCCGGCACAAATTCCAATTCAAGTGTCATGGTATGTACATTGTTTTCAAATTTATGCGTGTCAGATTTAATAAAAAACTTTCCGCTCAGCTGTTCACTTGCCACGGTTATCGTATATCCGGTTATACATTGAATATTGCCAATTCCTTCAAGGCTGGATGTTTCTTCCATCCGTTTTAATTCCGCTTTGGCCAGCTTTTCATTATCGATGACCTCGCCTTTTTGTGGCGGCTTCATCTTGTATATGGTTTGCAAGGTTCCATAGTGCGTTGCATCGTCCTCTATGGTATAGATTTCGCAAACATTGCCGGCTTCATCTACCGCTTTAACACGGTTCTTCATGTTTTCGATGGATTGGCTGTGTTCTGCATGGATAATATTTACAGCGTCCGTTGCAGTGTAATTTTCTATGACGCTTTCCCCTTTTTTGACAGCGGTTATTTTGTCAATATTGCAGTATACGGTAAAATGATTGTCCGTATTCGTTGAGGTTTCCGACTGTGCCGGTGCTGCATCTTCACAAGCTCCCACGTTATTGTAGTTATTCTGTACCAAAGATACGTATTCATCTGCTGCCGGTCCTGACCCATTATAGGCTTTTACCCCTGCCCAGGTATCGCCGCCTTGCTCTTCGATTTTTTTAGATAAAACCAGCATACCCGCTTCAGCGTTTTGTTGCAGATCAGTCCGCCAATTGGGGTATTTATCTTCCACGCCATAATACAATGCGGTCGAGGCTTCAATTTGCATCATATTTGGGCTTGCACTGCCAATAGCCCGTGGATCATCACCGCCGCTTTCGCGTGCTGCCATTGCAACGGCTATTTTAGGGTCAATTCCATATTCTCTCGCCGCATCAATGACTGCGCATGTGTTCGGACAATCTCCATAATCACCGTACCCGCTGCCGCTGCTGTTTGGCTTGTGATTTGCCCAGCTCTGGTCAGATAGTGTTTTAAAAATCTCTGTGCCGCTTTTATCGTCTGCAAGCCAATTTACTTTCGTATCCATTTGCGGTATATCATCGGCTACTGGTATTCCTACTTCGGCACATACTTTCTTAATGGCTTCGGTTATGGAAATATTCTGGAAGTTTATATTCATTTTGCTTTGCGCTAAATAAATCATATCATCATAGGCCACATACTCAAAACTATAGTTTGATGTATTGCGCTTCTGATAAAATATGCGCCCGGAAAAGATCTGAACCTTTTCCTGCGTATCATCTGCATAATACATATAGATGAAGCCGCCTAAATTCAATAACATCGCTGTAAAGCTGCTATCTTTTTCTGTGGTATTAAAAGCTAGTGAAAAATCCACTTTCCTGGCAGCTTCATCTGTATTGCCGTTCCACGTTACCGATAATACATAATTTGTAATGTCTACCATTTTCCGCGGTTCTGTGTAGCTTTCGCCTTTTTTCTTTTTTTCATCCAGCTCTTCCTGCTCTTTTTGAGTTAAAGGCGGGTCAGAATAATAAATTGTTAAATCCATCTTTATCACCAACGCATTACGTCTTTATCATTGACTTTAATACCATCTTTTACGGTCCGTATCACTGTGCCTACATCAATGCCGCCGCTTTTGGCCAATGCTTTATACAGATTGATTCTGTTCCTGGCTTGTTTTGCAATGCTCATTGTCTTTTGTACTGCTTTAGCAGCCGTGTCCATCGTGTCGTTTCCCGCTGTTGCTACAAAAGAATTTGAGCTTAATGTTTCCGATACGCGTGACTTTAAACCGGTTATATCGCTTGTCATATTTGTTTCCGGCATAATATAGCGATATTCTTTCAGCGATATCGAAAAATATACATCTCCCGTACTATCCTGTTCCCTATATTTAAAATTCTCAATCGTGCATGACATGTTCACAGTTGTTCCTGAAATGGAAATGCTGCACGGCGTCCCTGATTGTGCCATATCATCTATTTTTTGACATGCGCTGTAGGGGTCGTCAGATGGATAATTCGTTTCCCATCCATAGACTTGAGCCGGGAAAAACGATGAAAAAGAGAGGGTTTTTAATCCTCTCTTCCCTATCATATTAATATCGCCTAATGAATTTACATTAATGACGCTGTTATTATATCCACATTCCACATCAAAGCTGGCCGGGGCGACGGGAAATGTAACGCTTGGTCCTATGTCAAGTTTGAGTACAAGTTAAATTGAGGTTTTTATCAATCAGTTATCCAGCAATCAAAGCTGCCTTTTTCTTGTAGTTTGCATATAATTTCT